ACCGGCAACCGCTCGGCAGCCGAGGTCAGCGGCCAGGAATCCGTCGCCGCATCCCTGGGTATCGAAGGCCGCGCTCGCGCGTCTGCCGGCAGCGCCATCGTTCTCTGCCATCGCGACGACGAGGGGCACCTCATCCATATCCGCGCCAGCAAGGTCGGGGAGAACGGCGTAAAGCCGGACACCTGGTACCAGTTGAGCGCCGAGGGCGAGTTCGTCGAATTCGACGAGTGAGCCGCCACCGAACAGCGAACGAGTCGAGGGGCTAGCGCAGCCAGACCTGACGCATCCGGGGAAGCGCCCGGCGTTCGCTCCTTCACCTCTGGTAACCGCGGAGGAGCACATGCACACCACCTATCGCGAGCGCCGCAACCGCGCGGCTTTCAGCAACGCGCAACTCGCTTACGACCGTGCCGTCGACCCGCTCTGGGACCAGCCGGAACCGGAACCGGAACCGGAACCGGAGCCCGAGGACGAAGAGCAGGAGGACGACGATGGCCTGGGCGAATGAGCGCGCCGAGGGCGTGATCGAGGAAGCGATCGTCGCTATGCGTCGGTCGGTGATCCCGCGCCACGACCAGTTGGTATGGCGCGGCCAAATCGAGATGGCCTACACGCTGGACGCCATCGGCACCCGGCAATACGACGACATGCGCCGCCGGCTCGACGCCGCAGCGGATGCGAGACAGCAGGAACTGAGGAGCATCGACCTATGACCACCCGCCCCGTTCGCTCGATCATCGACGACCAGCTCGACGACCTGGTGATGCCGGCCGACGCCGATATCGCCGCTGTGCTCGGCCTGCCGCGCGAGACTCTGGTGGTGAACCTGCCGCGTCGCATGGCGCTGACAATCAAGCGTGGCCGGAAGTGCCTGGGGGTGCGTCGTGGCTGAGCCAATCCAGATCATCGACGTCATTGAGCACAAGTCGGCGTACATGACCCAGATTTTCGTGGTCATCGACCGCATGCCCGAGTTCGTCTACTCCTGCGGAGAGTTCGAAAAGCTTTCGGGCTGGGGCGGGCGTGGCCGCCACCTGATCGCCAACGACAGCGGGTTCTACGACTTCCTCAAGGAGGTCCCCGGCTCCACCGATGCCTTCGCGGGGCGCAAGTTCACGATTCGGCTGGATGACGGAGGCACCCTTGAATGCCATGGGCAGGTCTGGGATGCAGCGCATCCCAACCCGCCGGAGCCAACCGTACAAGTCGGTATCAGCACAATCGAGAAGCTGCATCACTGCTACGTCTTCTCCGGCGGCCGGATATCCAAGGCAAAGCTGGAAGAGTGGCTGGCAAGCAACCGCCCCAGCAGGAACTATCGGAAGTACGACCCTGCCGAGAGTCTCGAGGCGTTGCGCACCCGGTTCTTCAGCAACACCTATGGCTTGCGCGCGGTGGGTGCCCAGCGTGCCCGCCGACTCCGTCGTCAGGGGCGCGAAATCCACTGGCTGGATGGCTTCCGCTTCTGGAGTCCAGCCTTCGAACGCAGCAAGCGCGACATGCTCGCCAGGAGGGCGCTCGATGAACGCGAAGCGTAAAGCCACCCTCCTCGGCGCCCTGACCATGACCGCCTTCTACATCCTGCTCATCTTCGCCCCTGCCTGGGGCGGCCTGATCACCGCCGAACAACCCGCCACGGCACCCATCGCCGGGAAGTGAGCCAACCATGCAAACCATCACCGTGCGCGCCTCGTCCTGGGGCGCGCTGTTCGACTGCGCGTTCAAGTGGGAGGGCGTACACCTCCTGAAGATGCGCAGCCCTTCATCCCCCCGGGCGCTGCTCGGTACCGCGATCCACGCCAGCACCGCCGCGTTCGACGCGGCACGGGTCAACGGCGAGCCGATCAGCGCCTACGACGCCTCGGAACTGCTGGTGCACACGCTGCAGCAGCCGGAGTTCGAGGTCGACTGGCGCGGCTCCGACATCAGCCCGCGCGAAGCCGAGTCCACCGGACTGACGCTGCACACGAAGTACTGCAACGACATCAGCCCGCGCTACGACTTCGTCGCCGTCGAGTTGACGACCAAGCCGATGGAGATCGACTGCGGTGGGATCATCGTCCGCCTGACCGGCCAACTCGACCGCGCCCGCATCAAGCGCGATAGCCACGGCGTCGGCATCGCCGACGTGAAGACCGGCGGCGCCGCGGTGAGCCAGGGCGTGGCCAAGACCAAGGGGCACAAGGCCCAGATCGGCACCTACGAACTGCTCTACGAGCACACCACCGGCGATGCGATCACCGCGCCGGCCGAGATCATCGGCTTGAAGACCAAGGGCAAGCCCGAGGCGGCCGTCGGCGAGATCGTCGGCGCGCGCCAGGTGATGGCCGGCACCGACGAGCATCCCGGCCTGATCAAGTTCGCCGCCGACATGTTCCGCTCCGGCCTCTTCCCCCCGAACCCGCAAAGCCCACTTTGCAGCCCGAAGTACTGTCCGCGATGGCGGACCTGCCCTTACCACGAATGACCGGAGACACCATGAGCCAGACAACCACCCTCGAAACCCTGCAGACGCAAGCCGTGGCTCCGCGTCAGCGCGACAAGGCACCTGTCGCTATGTCGTTCTTCAACATGGACGGCTTCGAGCTGATGCAGCGCATCGCCAAGGCCTTCAGCCAGGCTGACCTGGTGCCCAAGCAGTACCAGGGCAACCTGCCCAACTGCATGATTGCGCTGGACATGGCCCAGCGCATGGGCGCGAACCCGCTAATGGTCATGCAGAACCTCTACATCGTGCATGGCACCCCGGGCTGGTCGAGTAAGTTTCTGATCGCCACGGTGAACACCTGCGGTCGCTTCTCCTCAATGCGCTACGAGTGGAAAGGCGAACCAGGCAGTTCCGACTACGGCTGCCGGGCTTGGGCGATTGAGAAGTCCACCGGCGAACGCCTCGACGGCATCTGGGTCACCTGGAAAATGGTGAACGACGAAGGCTGGGCAGCGAAGAACGGCAGCAAGTGGAAGACGATGCCCGACCAGATGTTCATCTACCGCGCCGCCGCATTCTGGCAGCGTGCCTATGCTCCGGATCTCGGCATGGGCCTGCAGACCGCTGAAGAGCTGCAGGACGTCATCGATGCCAAACGCGACGCCGACGGCTCGTTCACGGTCGACCTCGACGTGCTGCGGCGCCAGCAGGAGGTCACCGACAAGGCGCCGGGCGCGGGCCAGCAGGCTCTGGAACACGAACCCGGAGAAGTGATCGACACCGTCAGTGGCGAGATCACCAAGTCGGCTCAGCGCCAGCCCGCCGATCAGCAGCCGGACACCGGCACCGACGAGCTCAACCTCGAGTAACCGGCTATGCCCAGCCGAACCATCGAAGAGCAGTTCGACCGTGTCGAGGAGTTCAACAGCCTCCTCGGCGCGGCGGAGCTGAATGCCGCCACCACCTGGGAAGAAGAGTTCACCGCCGACCTTCGCGCCAACTTCCAGCGCTACGGCCCGCGGATGTTCCTCAGTGAGTCCCAGCACACCACCCTCGAACGCATCGCCAACCAGTAGGAACCCGCCCATGAGCCAGAACAACGCCGCTTTCCTCCACATGACCGCCGACACGCTCGGCAAGAGCCTGCTGCAGGGCCTGATCCAGGAAATCCGCATCCTGCCGGACGTGTGGCAGAAGCTGTCCGAAGCCAAGCAGACCGATGTGATCGAGCGCCTGGAACAGCAGGTGCGCAACGCCGCCACCATCGCGGTGCACACGATTGCCGGTGCCGAGCGCGAGACCGTCTACGGCAAGCTCGAATCCATCGCGGCCAAGGACAAGATGAAGGCCGTCATCGTGGTGAATCACTCCAGCCCGAACAAGCACGACCTTCTGGACGCAGTGAACGAGGACTGCCTGCTGATCATCGGCGGCGCCGCTGAGTTCCTCGACGGCATGAAGGACGTGAAGGCTGATCCGGACCAGAACCCGCTGGACCTGAATGGCGGCGACGGCGACATGGAAGACCCCGGCGCCTGGGGCGGTATGCAACCAGCAGACGACAGCGACGTCGTCGATGCCGAGTTCCAAGAGCTGCCGCAACTCACCGTCGAGCGCTTTGCCGGCCACACCCTGGGCGAGATCGCCATCGGCGTCGCCACCAAAAAGGACGTGTTCGACGCGGCCTGGCTCCAATCGCGCTTCGCACTCACCACCGAGGAAGCCGAGCGCGTCGTTCTCCAACTGCTGGACCAGGGCGTCATCGTGCTCGAGCAGGAGAACGAGGAATCCCGCGAGTTGAACACTTACCGCGTCGTCAAGAAGCCGGGGGATATCGCCCTCGACCTGGAGTGAGCCATGCGCATCACGAAACTCGAAATCACCAACTTCCAAGGGCTGCGTCATGCGGCCCTTGATGTTTCTGCGCCGGTGCTCCTGGTGGCCGGCCACAACGGCGCCGGCAAGAGTTCGCTGCTCGACGCCATCAGCCACGCCTTCACCGGCAAGCCCGGCCGCGTTGCGCAGAAGCAGCATATCGGCCAACTGATCACCGAGGGCGCCAAGAAGGGCGAAGCCCGTGTCGAGTGGCTGGACGAATCCGGCGAGGTGCAGGCCTGCGGCGTCGCGCTGCCCAGCGGCAAGGGCTCTCCCCTCACCGACTCGCCCTTCCTGCCCTACGTGCTCGACGCCAGCCTGTTTGCCAGCCTGGATGCCAAGGAACGCCGCCGGGTGCTGTTCGACCTGACCGGCGCCAGCGCCAGCCCGGCCGAGGTCGGCAAGCGGCTGGAAGCCAAAGGCCTGGACCTGGCGCTGTTCGAAAAGGTGAAACCCCTGCTCCGTTCCGGGTTCCCGGCCGCGGTTGAGCAAGCCAAGGCCTACGCCAGCGAATCGCGAGGCGCCTGGAAGGCGATCACCGGCGAGAACTACGGCAGCGACAAGGCGAACGGGTGGGAGCCGGAGGCGCCGCCAGCCATCGTCAGCGAGGAGGAACTGGAATCGGCGCGCGCGGAACTGCAAGCCACCGCCCAGGACCTGGACGAGGCCCAGCAGACCCTGGGCTCCAGCAAGCGCGCCCACGCCGACGCCCAGGCGCGGGCCAGCCGCATCACCGCTCTGCGCGAAACCGCAGCGCTGGCCGACCGGCGGCGCAACAAGCTGGCCACCGACGAGGCCAATCAGGACGAATGGTCGGAGAAGGTCATGGCGGCCGAGGCCGCCGCCAGCGGAGAGCCCGCCCACCAGCCGCTGACCTGCCCTCATTGCCAGGGCGCCGTGGACCTGCAGGCCGGCCAGTTGGTCCCGCACCAGCCGCCGGCGAAGGTTGCCGATCCCGAGGCGGCGAAACGCCTGGAGGAATACCGCGGCTATCTTGCCAGCGCTCAGCGGGCCGTCGCCAACAGCCAGCGGGACCTGAAGGAGAGCGAGGACGCCGCCGCGCAGGCCGCCGCGCTGGAAGCCGAAACCGCCCAGGCGCCCAGCGCCGAGGCGATCGCCAACGGCGAACAGGCGATCAACGAGCTGCGCCAGGCGCGTGACCGGCAGCAGGCCAAGGTGCAGTCGCTGCAGGAAGCGTTCAACGCCGCCGCGCAGCGCCAGGACGTCATCAAGCAGGCCGCCGACTTCCACGCCGAGGTCTGCGCCTGGAGCGCCCTGGCCGATGCCCTTTCCCCCACGGGCATCCCGGCGGAGATCCTCGCCGATGCCATCGGTCCGGTGAACGAGCTGCTGCAGCGCCTATCCGGCACCGCCGGCTGGTCGCCGGTACAGATCAGCGCCGATATCGACGTTACGTTCGGCGGCCGACTGTACGGCCTGCTGTCCGAGTCCGAACGCTGGCGGTGCGACGCGACCATCGCCCTGGCCATCGCGACGATCTCCGGGCTACGCCTGGCGCTGCTGGATCGCTTCGACGTACTGGATGTCCCTGCCCGCACTCAGCAGGCGATGAAGCTGTTCCAGAGCCTGGCCGCCGGCGGCGAGATCGACACGCTGATCGTCGCCGGCACGCTCAAGGAACCGATGGCGAAGACGCCGAGTTGGCTACAGGCGGTCTGGATCGACGCCGGGCAACTCGGCGGCCAACAGCAACAGGCTGCGGCCTGACCCTCGATACAGCGCCCCACCCGGGGCGCTTTCTCTTTCAGCACGCACCGGAGTGGGTGTTCGACGCTGTGGGCGCATGGAGTCAGCACGGGCGGCGTGATCAGCTAAGAAAGTCTATGAGCTTCGATCCGAGCGGAGTAGTCCGTCCAGCGAGCATCCCTTCTCTGCTCATGGTCGCAGCAAGACTTTCGATACTTATAAGGCCGCGTTGATATAGGTCCTTCCATATAGCGTTTCGGATTTCTTCATGGCCTTTCAATTCTGGGATCCCGAGATCAACGACGCTCGTTAACCCGCCCATGTTCCAGTTCGGAATCGTGATGTCATGTTCAGCAAACCACTTAGTTGGGTTGTAGAAGAGTTTCAGAAGCTTGATGTGGGTAGGTGTGCAGACATCTACAAAGTTGAGGAAGAGCTGACGGTAGTCGTCAGGTGGACAGGTCGGTAAGGCAGAGTTTTTTATCGCATTCCGTAGCGCCTTGAGCTTCTCTTCCTCATGGTTGCGCAAGGTGATGGAGCAGACCTCAGAAACGGTGCTGATGAAGGCATCGTTTTCCTGTAGCCCATCAATGGTCACGACGCCTTTTTCCAGCAGGTCGTTGATAACCTCGCCGATTTGAACCATCGCCTCCGTTCTCCGCTTATTGAGCGGGGATTCCAGCACCGAGTTGAAGACCTCAGCAAGTGCTCCGCCGGCGACTGGGATCGCCCCCAAAGTCACTCGAGCCAGCCTATGAAACTTCTCTGAGTCTGGTTCGTTCGCAGGGTCAAACGCGTCAGTATCAATTTTGTCCACGAGTTCCCCCTTCCTTGATCCGGCCCTATGCCGGGCCACCCAACTCTAGCCCCAACGACATCATTGCGCCATCACGCATGGCGCAGTGCATCGTCACGTTCGCGAAAAGGAACCCGCCGTATGAGCAGTCAGGTCGACATCATCAAGCCCGAATCGCGCATCGTGGTCCAGTTCAGTTGCGGCGCGGCCTCTGCGGTCGCCGGCAAGCTGGCCCTGGCCCAGTACGGCGATACCCACGACGTCCAGTTCCTCAATGCCTACCTGGCCAACGAGCATCAGGACAACCGGCGCTTCCTTGCTGACTGCGAGGTCTGGACTGGCCGGAAAATCACGGTGCTGCGTGACGAAAAGTACGGCGCCGACGTGCTCAACGTCTTCCGCCGCGAGCGCTACATGAAGGGCCGTACCGGCGCGCCCTGCACCAAGCTGCTGAAGCGACGCCTGCTGGACGCCTGGAAGCGTCCCGGCGACGTGATGGTGCTCGGCTTCACGGCAGAAGAAGTACACCGCCTGGACGACTTCCGGGAGCGGAACCCCGACCGCCCGGTGATCGCGCCGCTGATTGAGCGCGGCCTGGGCAAGGAGGACTGCAAAGCCATCATCGCGCGCGCCGGCATCGAACTGCCGGCCATGTACCGCCAGGGCTACGAGAACGCGAACTGCATCGGCTGCGTGAAAGGCGGAGAAGGCTACTTCCGGGCGATCCGGGAGGACTTCCCCGAGCAGTTCGAAGCCCTGTGCATGGTGCAGGACGAGCTCGGCCCGGGTTCGTACCTCTTCCGCAACCGCCAGACCCAGGAACGCTACTCGCTCCGCGACCTTCCCTCCGGGCCGATCCGCCGCAACGAAGCCATTCCGGCGTGCAGCTTCTTCTGCGAGCTCGCCGAGGCCGACATCATCCATAAGGAGCCGGCATGAACTGGCATATCACCTACGGCTCGGTTTGCAGCGGCATCGAGGCCGCGAGCGTGGCCTGGCACATGCTGGGGTTTCGCGCCAGTTGGTTCGCAGAGATCGAACCCTTCCCGTCCGCCGTGCTGGCCCATCGCTGGCCGGCGGTACCCAACCTGGGCGACATGATCAAGCTCGCCCGCGAGGTGCTGCTGGGAATCATCGCTGCGCCGCTGATCCTGGTGGGCGGCACGCCGTGCCAGGACTTCTCCGTAGCCGGCATGCGCGCCGGCCTGGCCGGCGAGCGCGGCGCCCTGACAATGAAATTCGTGGAGCTCGCAGATGCAATTGACCATGTTCGACCAGACGGAGACGAGTGCGTCGTCGTCTGGGAAAACGTCCCCGGCGTCCTGTCCGACAAAGGCAACGCGTTCGGCAACTTCCTCGCAGCCCTGGTGGGCGAATCCGAAGCGCTGGAGCCGTCAGGGCCCCGATGGACGAACGCTGGTTGTGTGTATGGACCCCGCCGAGCAGCCGCATGGCGGGTTTTGGATGCCCAATATTTCGGACTGGCCCAACGACGCAAGCGTGTGTTCGTTGTCGCAAGTGCTCGAGCAGACTTCGATCCCGCAGCGGTACTTCTTGAGCGCGAGGGCCTGCGCAGGGATCATCCGCCGCGCCGAGGCGAGGGGCAAGACCTTGCCGGACACGCTCCTTTCGGCCCTGCGCTCCAGTGCGGTTGCGGATACCTCTTCGACCTGAGCCTTGGTCAGTGGGGCTGCCCGAACTGCGAGGGCGACGAAGGGCCGGCCGTCGAGGTGATGGCCGGCGTCCCTGCCTTCGGCGGCGAGAACCAGGGTGGCTCGCTGTTCCAGGCCGGCGCGCTGACCGCGCATGGCGTTCGGAACGACTTCGCATCCGAGACATTCTGCGTGGCGCCGACCTTGGCGGGAGGCGGGCGGAAATCCGGCGGCTACAGCCTGGACGATATCCCGACCGTCGCCGGCACGCTCCAATCGAACGGAAAGGCAGCCGGCAGCGCGACACAACAGGACGCCGAGTCCGGCCTGCTGGTCGTACATGGCACGCAAGATCCTGACGTCGTTCAAGATTGCGCCCACACGCTGGGCAGGAACCACGGCCAGGAAAATGCCGTATTCGACCCGAACCAGATCACCAGCGCGACAAACCGTAGCCAACCCACTCCCGGGCTGTGCCACACACTGCCGGCATCGAGTCAGCCACCCATTGCCTTCAGTTGCAAGGACTACGGTGCCGATGCCGGCGACGTTTCGCCAACGCTACGCGCCATGGGCCACGGTGAGAGCCACGCCAATGCCGGCGGCCAGGTCGCTATCGCATATCCACTGCTTGAGGTCGGCAAGCGGACAGGTAGAAGCACATTTGACCCGCGCGCCGGGCTGGGCGTCGGCGCGGAGAACGATCCGATGTTCACGCTGCAGGCCAGCGCGCAGCACGGCGTCTGCGTCACCGGCGACATCACCCACACCCTGAAAGCAGAAGGCTTCGACGCCAGCGAGGACGGAACTGGTCGCGGGCAGCCGATTGTCGCGGATGTAGCCCCCACGCTCCGATCAGGCAATTTCAGGAACCACAGCAACCCGGCCACCGAGGCTGACAGCCTGGTGGTTGCCTCGGCAGTGCGTCGCCTCACCCCCCGCGAGTGCGAGCGCCTACAGGGATTCCCCGACGACTACACCCTGATCCCCTGGGCGGCGTATCAGAAGGCAATGCGCGCCGCCGAGGCCAGCCTGCCGCGCACAGCGACGCAGGATGAAGTACTGCGTGCGCGGATCGCCGCACTGTACGCCTGCGACGTGAGCAAGGAAGCAGCCGACGAGTGCCCTGACGGCCCGCGCTACAAGGCGATCGGAAACTCGAAGGCGGTCCCCGTCGTGCGCTGGATCGGACGGCGCATTCAACAGCAACTGGAGAGAACCGCATGAACACCGAACAGTTCATTCGAAACGCGGCCGCGCGCGGGCTTTCCCGGCGCGCCACCCGGCTGGCGCTGGGCATCGGCCCATGGGTATTCCGCGAAATGCTGACCCTGATGCCGGACATCACCTGGCCGGCACGCGGATGCTCAGCCGACCACCAGCGTGCGAACGAGCAGAAGCGCGGGCGCTGCACACCGGCGCAGGCCGCAGCACTGGAGCGCGCCCACGAACGCTGGAGCGAGAGCCGACGCTTCACCGTCGACGGCGTGACCGGGACCATCGCCGAGTTGGTGGAGCACTTCCAGAGCCCGGTCCACGCAACGACCGTCCGCCGCCGCGTCGCCGCCGGCATGAGCCTGCGCGACGCCCTCATCACCCCGCGCCAGCAGCCCAAGCCCGGGCGCCGGCATCCCTGGAACCGTTCGCAGAAGCAGGTGCAGCCATGAAAGAACGTCCGATCCTGTTCACTGGACCGATGGTCCGCGCCATCTTGGAAGGTAGGAAGACGGTCACGCGCCGAGTGGTGAAGCCGCAGCCCGACTTCCTCGGCTCAATGGTCGATCCCAATACGCCATTCAAGACGCTTGATGCCGGCCTGCACGCGCGCATCACCTGCCCCCACGGCCAGCCCGGCGATCGGCTGTGGGTGCGGGAGGCCTGGGCGGCAGATGCCCAGGTAGACGCAATCGCGCCGCGCGACCTCAGCCAAGGTGAACCGATCTGGTACCCAGCAGACTTCAGCGTCCGGCAGACCGGGTGCTCCATGATCTCCAAGGGCCGAGGCCGTCCCTCTATCCATATGCCACGCTGGGCCAGCCGCATCCTGCTGGAGATCATCGCTGTTCGCGTCGATCGGCTGCATGGCATCACTCCAAACCAGTGCATAGCTGAGGGCGCATGGCGAGAGAAGGATAAGGAGCTAGGCCGTGGCCAGGAAGCTATAGCCGCATTCGCCGATCTTTGGCGCTCGACTGGCGGCGACTGGGACGCCAACCCCTGGGTCTGGGTCATCGAGTTCAAGCGGGTGACGCCATGAGCGCCATCATCAGCGAATGCGGCCAGTACCGTTACCTTCTGACTCGCCCTGGCGACTGCCTGGCCGACAAAGGCACAGCGGTCTTCCTAATGCTCAATCCGAGCACCGCCGATGCCGCGCTCGACGATCCAACGATCCGGCGCTGCCGCAACTTCGCCTCGGCCTGGGGCTGCAACGGGATCGCCGTCGTCAATCTGTACGCCTTGCGCGCGACGAACCCAGCCGAACTCTGGAAGCACGACGACCCAGTAGGCCCAGACAACGACTGGCGCCTGCGCGCGATCGCCCGAGAGTACACCGACATCGTGTGCGCCTGGGGCGCCAATGCGAAGCCCGAGCGAGTAGAAGCCGTAACCAGCATCCTGACCGCCGCCGGCGGGCGCCTCTGGTGTCTTGGCACGACGAAGGATGGCCACCCGCGCCACCCTCTGTACGTGCCTGGAAATCAAGCGCTCCAGCCTTGGGCGCCGAGGGTAACGCCATGACCAGATCCAATGCGCCGCTGGTGCAGAGCGAGGCCGAACTCTGCGCGGCGTTCATCGACGAGTTCAACCGAGTCCCCGGCTGGACCTGCTACCCGGAGACTGCCGGGTTCGACATCCTGGTGGTCCATGAGGATGGCCGGCAGATCGGCGTCGAGGCCAAGTTGCAGTTGAACGCCAAGGTGGCCGACCAGATCCTGCCGCAGTACTGGCAAGACCGATACGGGGCGCCAGGGCCAGATCACCGCCTGGTCATTGTCGGGCGGATCACCGAGGCCAGCCACGGAATCGCGCGCCTGCTTGAAATGTGCGGCATCGCAGTGCTCGCGCCGTCCCGCGGACACCGTCGGCGCGACGGCAAGTTCGTCGACTTCCCCGAGTTCCACTTGCGCCACTGGCTCCAGCACTCCAGTGGACCGCAACTGTTCGACTGGAACCCCGCGGAACGCTGCCATGTCCCGATCGTGGTCCCTGACGTGCCCGCCGGCGTTCCGGCTCCGCTGCGGCTCACCCAATGGAAGGAAGGCGCGCTGAAGGTGATCGCCACGCTACGCCGCCAGGGCTTCATCACCACGAAGCAGATCGCCGAATGCGGCGTCAGCGCGACGAACTGGACACGATCCTGGCTCGACAAGGGCGCCGAGCGCGGCACCTGGGTTGAGTCGCCCCGCATGCCAGCGTTCGACCAGCAGCACCCCGAGGCCTTCACCAAGATCCAGCAGGCGCTGGACAAGAGCGCCCAGCCCACCCTCTTCACCTGAGCCAACCATCCCCAACTACTACCCCAAGGGCGGGTGCTGCCGCGCCTGCGCCTCGCGTCACGACGACTGCAGTTCCCTTCCCTTCGAAACCATGCCGGTGCGCCGCCGCGACCAGGAGCAGACCATGAGTGAGCCATTCCAAAAGACCTTCGACCAGACAGGCACCTTCGAGGCGCTGTACGCATGCCAACAGTGGCTAACAGCCAACGGTTACAGCTACAGCAGCACTTGTCGCGACGGGCCAGTGGGCGTGATGAAGGGCGACTACGGAATCGCGAAATGGAGGAACCTCACCCGGGAGGAGCGCGCGGAATTGCACGGTACCGTCGACGGTGATTTCCGCGAAGGCCCTCTGGTGTTGCGGCTGAAGGCTGGCTTCGGCCCTCAGGCAAACGAAGTGGCAGCATGACCGAGCCCGCCACCGACTACTCAATCACCGCAGCCGACGCCAAGGAACTGGCCGGCGCCGTTCTTCTGCCGGCGGACCTGCGCCGCCAGGTGCTGGAGAAAATGGCCGCCCAGCGCGACCTGGCCGCCATGCTCGACCTATTCGCCCAGGTGCTGGGCATGGCCAACGCCGTCGCCGAGAACTGCCGTGCGATGGTGGAGTTGATCCTCATCGAGCGCGGCGAACACCCGCACACCGCGGAGCAGGCGAACCTGCCGACGATGTTCGGAGCGCTGCAAGGCGTTGTCCTGGCCGCCACTGTGGACCCACGCGGCACGTGCGCCGGCTGTGCCTATCGTCTCGGCACCCCGGCGAACACCTCGCCGATCACCACCTCCGATGCCATCTACTGCCGGCAGGAACTCAGCCGGTTCTACTGCCACGCCGGCCTAGACGACCAGGGCAACCCGGTCCGCACCTGCGTCGGCCACGCCAAAGCCATGAAGCAAGACGCCACGAAATGAACCGCCCCACCATCTGCCGCCCCACGGGCCAACGGATAGGCCTGTGCAAATGCTTCCGCTGCCGGCCGCCGGCACCGGGAGCAACCGGAGACACCACCATGTCTACCCAATACCAACTGATCGAGCAGTGCACCATCCGCCTGCGCGGCATCGTCGAAGCCCTGGACAACATCCACGACACCAGCCCGCAGCGCTGGTCGACGGACCTCGACGACGTTCACTCCTCAGCCGAGAGCCTGCTGGCCATGATCAATGACCAGGCGTCGAATCAAGCCGCCCTGGCGCAACCCTCCCCGAAGTGCACAACCTGCAATGGCACTGGCCAGATCGTAGTCAGTGGACCGCATTACTGTGGTGAGCTTCAGCCTCCTGAGTGCGAAACTGAACCATGCGATATGTGCTCGCAACCCTCCCCGGAACAGGCGGAGCGGGATGCCAAACCCGGTCTGTTCTGCCGCGACTGCGGCGGCCGCTTAGGGGTACGTGGTGTTTGCAACATCTACTGCCCGAAGTGCGAAAAGGAGGCTGGTCGCCGTGATAACTCGACTGCTGATGATGGTCGCAAGTGTTCCGCTGCTGATAGCGCTGGCGTATCTGCTCAACAGGTTTGTTCTGACCCCGCTGCTAGGTTGAACGCTTGCGGTCCTACTGAGCAACCCTCCCCGGCGCAGGTCGAGTGCATCGACTGCCACGGCTCTGGCTTCTGCATGAGCATTTCCAACGAGGAAATCCGTTGTCCGTGTAGAGCCCCGATCAAGTTCTCCGGCCTAGCGCAGGCCGAGCAGGCAGAGGCGGAGCGGCCGGAGGTGGTTGGCGTCCGCTACGAGGACGGGACCATTCTGTCGGCCGAGGATTGCGGAACCGCGCTTGAGGTGTGCGCCAAGGTCCAGACGCCGCTGATGACCGTCGCCCAGCATGAGCGCATCGTCGGTGAGCTGCGGTTCGAACGCCAGCAGATGGACCGCGCTTTCACCGCGTGCATCAACGAGCGCGACGCCGCCCTGGCCAATGTCGATGCCCTCGCAGTGCAGGTGTTGAAGCTCGGCGGGACTATCAGCTTCGCCCACCACCGGACCGACCAGGCTGGGCAGGTGCCGCAAGCATGGCTAGACGTGCAGGCAGAGCGCCGCCGGCAGGTCGAGGACGAGGGATGGACGCCGGAGCACGACGACGAGCACAACGGCGGCGAGCTGGCCGACGCTGCCGCCTGTTATGCCCTTTCTGCTGCTGGTTGGAGCACCTACGCGGCCAGAGAGCGCTGGCCGTGGCCACTGGAATGGTGGAAGCCGAGCACCGCACGACGCGATCTGGTCAAGGCCTGCGCCCTTGCGCTGGCCGAGATCGAGCGTCTCGACCGTGCAGGCATATCGCAAAGTCCCCAGCCGGGAGCCACCACGGCCTCTTCCTGAAGCCAGTCCCGGCTGGGGCGAGAATCCTAACACTCAATTTCGGCCCCGGGCGATCGCCTGGGCGGAGAGGCATTGCCCATGGAAACCCCATCTGAGTTCCTCTCGAAGGAGGAGTTGGAGGCCATGATCGGCGCCAAGTCATCGAAAAAACAGGTCGAGTGGCTGGCATCTCATGGCTGGAAGTACGAATTGAATGCTGCGCAGCGACCCGTCGTCGGGCGGATCTATGCCCGCCTGCGGCTGGCCGGAGTGAAACCGAACGGAACGGTCGCTGTACAGGAACCGTGGACGCTGGATCTGTCGAAGGTGAGTTGAAATGCGGCCGAAGCAGCCGAAGAACAGGGACCTCCCGCCCCGGATGATTCGCCGGACCAGGAAGCTGAAAGGAGGGAGGTTGTGGGTTGGCTACTACTACGACGGCCGCGGCGAGGACGGAAAGAGGAAGGAAATCCCGCTCGGCACCGACCTGGACCTGGCAAAGCTCGAGTGGGCGCGGCTGGATGCCAGTCCGGCTCCGAAGACCCTGCGCAAATGGGGCGACGTGTTCGACCGGTACGAAAAAGAGATCATCCCCGGGAAAGCGCCGCGCACCCAAAAGGACAACCTCCTCTCGCTGACGCAACTGCGAAAGGCGTTTTCGGAAGCGCCGGTCGAGGCGCTCACCCCCCAAGTGCTGGCACAGTACCGGGACAAGCGGTCCGCGAAGGTTCGGGCGAACAGGGAGCTATCCCTCTTCTCCCACATCTTCAACATCGCCAGGGAGTGGGGGATCGTCACGGCTGAAAACCCGGTGAAGGGGGTTCGCAAGAACCGCGAGACGCCGCGCGACTTCTACGCCAGGGCCGAGGTCTGGAACGCGGTATACGGCGCGGCACCACCAGAACTCCGCGATGCCATGGACCTTGCCTATCTCACCGCCCAGCGGCCGAGCGACGTACTGATCATTCGGGAGGCGGACATTCAGGATGGGCACCTGCAGATCGCCCAGGGCAAGACGTCGAAGAAGTTGCGCATCATGCTCGATGTCGACGGCAGCCCGACGGCGCTTGGAGAACTCGTTGCGCGGCTGTGCGAGCAGCGGCGCCAGCGCGGCGTAGCCGGCCCGTACCTGATCACTACGCCCGATGGGCGCCGGATGACATCCTCCATGCTGCGCATTCGCTTTGACGAGGCACGGTCGGCCGCCGCCGGCGCGGCGCTGGAAGAACTCGACGAGACCCTGGCGACCGCGATTCGTCAGTTTCAGTTCCGAGACATCCGCCCGAAGGCGGCCTCTGAAATTGCTGACCTCGGCCGGGCATCCAGGCTGCTTGGACACACCGACAAGCGCATCACCGAGACCGTCTATCGTCGCGTCGGCGAGATCGTGGAGCCAACGAAGTAA